TTTCCTGTATATTTATGGGAAATAAAAACCTTGACTCTAGAGCGAGTATGTTTTATTTTAATAATCGAGAGCTTCGGCCTCACAAAACTAAATGATATGAGTACATTATTCAATGAGCGTACACCGTTCGATTTATTATTCCGTAACCTATTCAAGGCAGACGGATCTTTTCAAGAAGTTGTTTTTGAAAACAAACAACCCCACCCTTTAGATATTTTTTATGACGATGACGGGCTTCATTTTGAAGTTGCCTGTACTGGTCTAACTAAAAAAGATATTCAATTAGAAATTGATGGAGATCTTTTAAAAATTATCTACGACAAACCCACCGAAGAAGAAGATTACAGTGGCTATATCTATAAAGGATTAGCTAAACGATCTTTTAACTTAGGTTATAAAGTAGCTGCTAAATTCGAACTTGAGAGTTTAACAGCAGAAATGAAAGATGGTTTGCTTCATCTATTTATTCCAATTGCGGAATCTAAAAAAGCAAAAACAATAACAATCCAATAATATAAGTTCTCGCTCTAGACCAAGTTTTAAAATTAATAATTAATAACAAATAAATAGTTTATGTCAAAATCAGTTGTAAAAGGTAGACCAAAAGGTACTACAAAGTCCACATTCATTAAAGATCCCTTATTAGACCCTTATCATATTGTAGTAGATGAAAATAGTTTTAATCTAGTACAAGTAAATGAAGAAACTAAAAAAGAAAAAGTATTAGGATACTATTCGGTTTTAGGAGCAGCTTGTGAAAAAGCAGCTAAACTACAACTTTTACAAGATAAGAGTTATGGTTTAATGGAATTTAGAGATGAATATAGTAATAAATTAGAAAATTTAAAAAAAGCATTAATCTATGGCGACAATTAAAGCAGTAAATGGGCATGCAGTCCTTAAAGTAATTGAATACGAAGAACAATTAGCAGGAAACATCATCATTCCAGATATGGGAGATGAAAAACCTGAAGTAGCTGAGGTAGTAGACCTTGGACCTATGTACAATTTTCAACAAGGGGAATATTGTAACCCAGTTCATGTTGAAGTGGGGGATAAGGTTTTTATCCCAAAAATGGGAGCATCAAAAGTTACCTTAGGAACAGAAGAATATTTAATCTGTAGAGCAACAGATATTTTAGGAATTTTAAAAGAAGATAAGTAATGACTGAAACAACATTCGGTAAAGAATTAAAAACAAAACTTCTTACGGGAGTTAGTAAGTTAAGTAAAAGTGTAGGATCAACTTTAGGACCTGCTGGTAGAACAGTATTAATTAAAGAAGACTATGGCAATCTTAAAGTAACAAAAGATGGTGTAACTGTAGCAAAATCATTTGATAATTTAGAAGATCCTGTAGAATCAATTGGAGCTGAATTAGCCAAAAAGGTATCAATTAAATCAGCAAATGAGGTAGGTGATGGAACAACTACTTCTACTATTTTAGCACATTCAATCCTAGAGGAAGGAATTAATAAAATTGTAGATGGTTCTAATCCTGTTGAAATTAAAAAAGGTATTGATGATGCAGTTGAAACTATCAAATCTAAACTCTCAGAAATGTCAGTTGATATAACAGAAGATAGTCAAATTAAAGAAGTTGCTACCATCTCAGGTAATAATGACCCCGAAATTGGTAATTTAATTTCAAATGCTATTGATAAAGTAGGTAGAGAAGGGATTGTTACTATAGAAGAGTCAAAAACTGGAGAAACAAGTTTAGAAGTTGTTGAAGGTATGCAATTTGAAAGAGGTTATAAATCTCCATACTTTGTTACTGATAATAATACAATGACTACTATTTTAGATAATCCTTATATTCTTATTGTAAATGGTAGAGTTTCAACAGCTCAATCCTTACTTAATGTTTTAAACAAAGCTAGTGGTGAAGATAGACCTTTACTTATTGTAGCTGAAGATGTTGATGGGGAAGCTTTAGCTACTCTTATTGTTAATAAAATGAGAGGAATAATCAAAGTATGTGCTGTCAAAGCCCCAGAATTTGGAGATAGAAGAACTATGGCACTTGAAGATTTAGCTATTGTTTCAAATGGAAAGGTAATATCTAAAGATAAGGGTCATAAGTTAGATAAAATGACTCCTGTAATGTTTAATGAGTTTTTAGGTAGTGCTAGAAAAGTAACTATTGGTAAAGATACTACTACAATAGTTGATGGAAGTGGAGAACAAGCTGATATTGCTAGTAGAATTGAAGAAATTAAACATCAATTAGAAAGCTCTGGTTCCCCATTTGAAAAAGAAAAACTACAAGAACGCTTAGGTAAATTAGTAGGTGGTGTAGCCATTATTAATGTAGGAGGTAATTCAGAACTTGAAATTAAAGAGAAAAAAGATAGAGTAGAAGATGCTTTATTTGCTACAAAAGCAGCTCTAGATGAAGGTATTGTAATTGGTGGTGGAACAGCATTACTTTACGCTGCAGGTGAAATTGATAATAAAGGTGATGATGATAAAGCAATAGGTCGAAGAATTGTATCTAAAGCTATATTAGAACCATTTGTTAAAATTCTAACCAACGCTGGACATGACATTAATGACGTTCGATATGCCTCATCTAAACTAATAGATTCAGGTAATGATTTATGGGCAGGATTAGATTACAAAACTCTTGAAACAATTAATTTCAAAGAAGCAGGTATTATTGATCCTAAAAAGGTAACTAGAATTGCATTAGAAAATGCTGCTTCTATTGCTGGTACTATTCTTACAACAGAATCTGTTGTTTACAAAACAAAAGATGATAAAGAAGAAGAAATAAACCCGATGGCGGGACTTATGTAAAATCGTTAGGCCTCCCAGGAGGCCTTTCGTATATTCACCCATATGATAAAAACACACACTTTACTAACAGAGAAGTACCGACCTATAGAACCCCAACATTATATAGGAAATGATGATTTTAAATCTGATTTAGATGATTGGATTAATAATCAAGACATTCCTCATATTTTGTTATATGGTCCTGCAGGAACTGGAAAAACAACAGCTGCTAAACTAATAGTTGAAAACTTAGACTGTGATCACATTTACATTAATTGTTCAGATGAAAACGGTATAGAAACTATTAGAGATAAGGTAAAATCATTTGCTTCTGCCGCAACATTCCGCAATTTAAAGGTGGTTATAATGGATGAAGCCGATTTTCTAACCATAAACGCACAAGCAGCTTTACGTAATGTTATTGAATCGTTTTCTAAAGTAACGCGATTTATTTTTACTTGTAATTATGTAGAACGTATTATTGATCCTATACAATCTCGAACGGTGGTTTATGAAGTATTTCCACCTTCAAAAGCAGAGGTTGCTAAAAGATGTGTTTATATTCTTAAAGAAGAAAACACTAGTTTTGATAAAGAAACATTAATTTCCATTATTAATCAAACTTACCCTGATACAAGAAAAACATTAAATTTAATTCAATCATGTATAAAAAATGGTAAATTAGAACTTAATAAAAAGTTAATAAATCAAAAACAAATATCTGATGAAGTTGTATTTCAAGTTGTAACCAATCAACCAAAAGCTTTTAACACAATACGACAACTTGTAGCTGATTCTAATATTAGAGATTATAATGAATTATATAGAGCCTTATACGAAGAAACTGATAAACTCCCTAACCCAATAAGTGGAATAGTAATTATTGCTGATTCACAATACCAATCTGTAATGGCTCCAGATAAGGAAATATGTTTTATGGGGTGTATCGCTAATCTATTAAAATCAAAATAAAATGCAACAACCTCAATTAAATTTGTCTTTAGACAAAACCACCGAAGTAGTTTGTGAACATTGTGGAAACCACACATTTAGACAATCACTTATGTTAAGAACAGCATCAAAATTTGTTACAGGTACTCCTGAGGACGCTATTGTTCCTATCCCAGTATTTGCTTGTGATAAATGTGGACATATAAATGAAAAATTTATTCCTAAAGAATTAAGAGACTTACAAAAAGAAAAATAATGAATATATTTGGTTGGCTAGAACAAATAACTTATCACAAAAAACCCTGGAGTAGTTTTTCTGAGGAGGATAAAACATCATTTAACCCTTTTATGATTAATCGCTTTATAAGTATGAGAGAAGATTATATTGATCTAGTTAACTTAATATCAAAATATCAGTATTTGCCTAATAAAAAGCTATATGAATTTTATTGCAATACCTTACCAACTAAAAAAACATTTTTTAGGTATATAAAAGCAAAGAAAAAAACATATAATGCAAAATCTATAGAAAAACTGTCTCAATATTTTAAAGTAAGCACACGTGAAGTTATCGATATTTATCCTACTTTAACTAAACAAGAAATTACCAATATATTTCAAAGTATTGGTTTATTAGATAAAGAAATTAAACTATTATTAAAAAAGTAAAAAAATGAACAAAGAGTTATACACTATGTTAAAAACCTCTGCTGAAGCAGATAAAGCTAAAGCATTATTATCACTTGAATTATTAGGTAATAAGGCCGTTGGAATAGGAGACCATTCAACTGAAGATTTTTATAAAAACGCTGAAGAAGCACTTGTTATGTTAGTAGATGCTGATGATAGACTATCAGCTTTAGATAAATACTTTAACACTAAGGGATTGTTAAATGAGTGATTCAATAAAATCCTATATGGATAAACTAGAAAATAAAATAGAAGATATGAGTGATAGAGAAATCATGGCGGCTAAATCAGGAAATTCAACAAAATTAGCTATAAAAGTATTTGAAAAAGAATACCCAGAATTATCTAAAGAATTTAAACAAATCCAAAAAGAAATGTACGAAATGTTTGCTCGTAAACATATGGATTATGGGTTAAATAACATTGCTTTAGGCGGGGATATAATTAATAACAGCGATGATAAACAATTTTCACTAACTGGGTTATGTATTAGGTTAACTGACAAAATATCACGTTTAAAAAATTTATTAATTAATGGTAAATCATTTGTTGAAGGTGAAGGCATACAAGATACATTTATTGATATTGCCAATTATGGTATTATTGGTTTATTAGTAGGCCGTAATAAATGGAAAAAATAAATGGAAATCAATTATAGAAAAGATAAAGTAGTTTCATTTTCTCAATACCAACAGTGGAAAAATTGCCCACATCAGTGGTATTTAAATTATGGGAAAGGTTTAAAGAAATTTAAACCTAATATGTATCTTGTATTTGGTAATGCTATACATGAAACTATACAAAATTACTTAACAACAATGTTCGAAGAATCAGCTACAAAAGCTGATAAATTTGATAATATTAAGTTCTTTAAAGATACATTAAGAGACCAGTATAAAAAATATGTAAAGAAAAATAAAAATGCACATTTTTCTGATGCTGGGGAACTACATGAATTCTATAATGATGGTGAAGCCATTTTAGATTTTTTCCTTAAAAAAAGGAGATTATATTTTAAATCAAGAAATTTTGAACTAAAGGGAATTGAATTACCATTAGTAAGCTACCCACACCCTGATTATCCTACCATCAAATTCTCAGGATTTATTGATGTAGTGATGTATGATAAAAAAAATGACCATTATACTATAATTGATATTAAAACTAGTACTAGAGGTTGGGGTGATAAAGCAAAAAAAGATAAAACAAAAGCTCAACAAATTTTATTATATAAAAAATATTATTCAGAACAGTATAAAGTTCCTATGGAAAATATAGATGTTTCCTTTTTTATTGTCAAAAGAAAAATATACGAAAACTCAGATTATCCACAAAAACGAATACAAGAATGGAGCCCTGTAAACTCAACTTTTACAAATAAAACAGCAGGGAAAAATTTAATCAGAGGTGCTGTTAGGGATTTTCAAGAATTTATAAATGAATGTTTTACACAAGAAGGTATTCCTTTAGATAAAGAACATAAAAAGAATGTAACTCCCTTATGTGGTTGGTGTCCTTATAACGACAAACCAGATTTATGCAATAAAAATTTGGAAGTACAACCTAAGTTTTTTACATTTAATTAAGTTTTTTGAATCCATATATATTTATATCAAAACATAATATTATGGCAAAAAAAGAGTTACAACTAACAAGTGTCAAAGTACATAGACACTTATTTGAAGATTTTAAAATTGAATGTGTAAGGACTAAATTTTCCTTACAAAAATTAACAGACAGAGCATTGTATTTGTACTTAACAGATGAAGATTTCAA